CCATAGATAAAATCGTTATCAAAGCCAACGAAAATATGTTGGGTGTAGTAAAGAACGCGATTCGCAACGTTGTTATAGAAGCTCAGACACCTGTTGCTAAAGGTGGTAAGATGCGTGTTGACACAGGGTTTTTAAGGTGGTCTGGAACAGCCTCGTTGGATGGAATGCCTTACGGAGAGGTCCGCGGTCGGAAACGGCTTCCGGGTGAAGAAGGTGTGTTGATTGATTATAAATATGATGAAAACAACGGTGGTAGGGTTTTAAACGATGTTTTAATACGTTTAAAGTTCGGTGATACGTTTCATTTCGGTTGGACGGCCAATTATGCTAAATATCGAGAAGCGTATGACGGGTTTTTACTTTCGGCGATAGCCAATTTTCAAACATACATAGATAAAGAAGCAAGGAGATTAAAGAAATGATTGAAACTGAAATTGTCAGATTACTTCAACGGGCTGTAACAAGCGCGGTTAATGAAAAACTACCGGTTAAATATTTAGCTGTCAATTTTAAAAAGCCTTCCAACGATAAATTTTGGGAAATTGTTTATATTCCGAATAACATTCCCGATGAGTTTTGGGGTGGTGGGAAAACTTACAGAGGTGTAATGCGGTTAATTTTACATTGGCCTCAAAACAACAAAGGCGCTTACGAACCGTTGGAAGAAGTCAAACGTGTGGCTGGATATTTCCAAAAAGGTAAAGAAATGTACAGCAAAGAGGGTTCTTTCAAGGTTATTTTAACAAATGAGCCGGATTTAACAAGTTTTATAGAAGAAGAAAGTTCTTTATTATTACCCTTGACAATTACTTATTCTTGTTTTAAACTATAATTGCTTGTTCTTGGATGAGAGAAGCGTATTGGCAGGATAGCCTTATATCGGTCGGTGCGCTTTTACGCACCATTAACAAAACTTAATAAAGAAAGGTGCTTAAAATGGCAAATACTAATGCAGCATGTAAATGGTTTGTTTGTGCAGAACCACAAGACGAAAAATTAACCCAAGAAGAATATGAAGCTCTTAGTTGGGTTGAAATCACAGGTATCGGTAATGTAGGTGAAACGGGTAAATCTACCAATGTTTTAACTTACAACACTTGGGACACAGATGTGGCCGACAAGGCTAAAGGTGTTACAGACGCTGGTTCTCCAACGTTTGAAGTCGCTCGCGATCCGGATGACGCTGGTCAAGAGATTCTTCGTACGGCTGGTGCTGTTGGAAACAACCACAAATATGCTTTTAAAGAACTTCGCGCGGATGCAAAAACAACAGAAGGAACGGGAACTATCATGTACAATCGTGGTATTGTTGCTGGTCCAACTCGTCCGAACGGTGGGAACGAAGATTTTGACGTTGAAGTCTTTACTCTCGGTTTCGTTCAAGAAGAAATTGTTGTCGATCCGACTTAATAAAGAAAGGAATAAAACATGGATATATGCGAAATTAAACCGGTTGAAAGAGAAATTGAAATTGTACATCCTAAATCGGGTGAACCGTTAGGAATTAAGGTTACAGTTCTTTCCTTGAATGACCCGAAAATGGCTAGTTTAAAACGGCGTATCATAAATCAAAGACTTGATTTAGAACGGCGTGGAAAAACCTTCAAGGCTGATGATATTGAAGAAAATAACGTCAGCCTTCTGATAGCCGCTATGGTTGATTGGAAGTGGGAAGGCGAAAGCTCATTTATGGGTGAAAAACCGGAATTTAACGAAAAAAACATTAAAGCCGTCTTCAAAGCGATACCTTGGTTTAAAAACCAGATTTCGGAAGCTGTAGGAGATGAAGAAAGTTTTTTTCTGAAATAAAAGCCGGTTTGGTTGAAGCCGTCCGTGTTCGGGCGCGTTATGACCTTGCCGAAGAAAACGGTGAAACTCGTAGAGAAAAATACGAGCGAATGAAACAACCTTGTCCGACTTTTGAAATACCCGAAGGTGGTCTTTATCTTTGGACGTGGTTTTTTCAGTTAAACAATGCTATTCACAGGGTGGATTTTAACGGTTATTATACTCTTATGCCACCCAGTGAAATTTTAGCATGGATAAAATTAACTAAAAACTTGATTACTCCACTTGAATATGATATATTGAACTCAATGGATGCTGTTTTCTGTTCTGAGTTAAACAAGGAAACGAAAGCTAAGAGAGATAAGGATGATGAACGGAGAAAGCGCGAAATAGAGGCTGAAAGGTCTCGTGCAAGAGCAAGGAGAAGATAAATGGCTGATATTGCAGAAATTGGTTTCAAGGTTGATACGACAGAATTGAAAAAAGCTGTTGGTTCTTTAAACGAGTTTTCAACGGCTTCTAAGAAAGCTAATACCAGCGCACAGGTTGCGAGTTCTTCTATTAGTAAATCAAGCCAACGAATGGTTGCGGCGGCTTCTGGCGCTACAAGGTTTGGAAATGCTCTTGAGGTTGTTGCAAGGGGTGAGATTGAAGCAACGGCTGAGATGGGTAGATATGGTATTCAAATGACAAAAGCTGTTAAAAATCAAATGTTGTTTGAAAAGGCGACAAGAGGTTTAACATCGGCTATAAAAAGTCAGACCATAGCTCAAAAGGCTTTAAACAGTGTTTCAATGGGAAGACCTGCTACTTCGATAGGTTTGTCCAACAGACCGGACTTTAGACAGACACCTCGTGATTTGATGCCGAATCGGTTTAATACGGCAAACATTGCTGCACAATTCCAAGACATCGGTGTTACGGCGGCAATGGGTATGAATCCTTTAACTATCGCTTTACAACAAGGTACACAGTTGTCGGCAATTTTGAACAGTATGCAAAATCCTTTGAAAGGTTTGGCTGTTGCTTTTAAATCCATTTTAAATCCGGTATCTTTACTGTCTATCGGAATAACCGCGTTAATTGCGAGTTTCATTCAAATTGTAGATTGGTCGAAAGTTTGGGAAAGTATAACTCACGGGTTGGCAAGTGGTTTAAACTGGTTAGCTGATAATTTAGAAACCGTTACCATAGCAATGGGGTCGTTTTTGGCGGTTCAGGTTGTAACTCATATTGGGGCTATTACGACAGGTATTATGACTTTATCATCTGGAGTAATAACCTTGACAAAAGGTTTATATTCAATGGCGGCAGGTTGGTTGGCTGCAATAGGACCGGTTGGTTGGATTGCAGCGGGTCTGGCGGTTGTTTCTGTGGCCATTTACAAGTTCAAGGATGAAATAGCAAATATCATAGGTGAAGATGTTTTAAACGGGATTAGAACGGGAATAAATGGGTTTGTAACGGCTTTTAAAAACGGTGTTATGATGGTTTACAGATTTTTCCAACTTCTTTTTCACGAGATTAAACAAATGGCCGCTGACTTTTTAAATTTCTTTGTGAGTGTTGGTGAAAAAATAGAAACTGTAGGTGCATCAATAGGGGCTATTTTTGACAACGGTAAATATTTAGCTGGTCGGATGAAAGAATACCAAGGTATCCGAAATGAAATAAATAAAATGCTTGTTGGAGACGGTGGTAAGTTTGAAGATAAACTTGGTTTCATAACTCAAGATGTTGAAGATATAACAATGCCTAAAGATTACGTCGGAATGGGGTTATCTGGTGCCGGCAACGTTTTAGAGGGTTTGAAACAGGGTTTGAGAGATGCCGCCAACGCTTTAACTTCAAGTGCAAATACTTTGGATGAAAAAGCCGCTGAAGCGTGGGATAAACTCGTCAAAGGTGTTGAGGGTCGTAAAATTGAATTAACGCAAGAAGCTGATTTAATCGGTCGTATCGGGCAGGATTACGAATATGTTAAAACCAAATATGATTTATTAAATGAAGCGCGTGAAGCGGGCATTACGTTGACAGACGCTCAGACAAAATACATTGAGGAACAATCGGTTGCTTTAGCTCAACAGGCGGACGAAGTGAGACGTTTGAACGACAGGTTTGATTTTGCTAAATCTAGAACGAGTGGGTTTTTTCAAGATATGAAAAACAATCTTATGGAAGGTAAAAACCTTTGGGAATCTTTCGGAAATGCTGTTGTGAACGTTTTGAACAAGATTTTAGATAAGATATTAGAAATTGGCGTTGATATGTTGTTTGCGGCAGGTAAGCAAGCGGGTTGGTTTAATTTCGGTGGAAGTGCTTATTCCACACCGATTGGGCCGACACAAACAGCCGGTGCAGGTGGTTTTTACGGACAGGCTTTAGGTGGTGTTTGGTCTCACGGTGTTCAAAAGTTTGCACGAGGTGGTGTTGTCGGTGGGCCGACTTTGTTTGGCGCGGCCAACGGTGTCGGTGTCATGGGTGAAGCTGGCCCTGAAGCAATCATGCCGTTGCAAAGAGGTCCGAACGGAGCTTTAGGTGTTCGTGCTGACGGTATGGGTGGTGGAAACGTTGTTGTCAACGTCATCAACAACTCGAACGCTCAAGCGACTGTCAACCAACGTGAAACCACACAAGGGACTGAGATTGATGTTCTCATTGACCAAGTGGTTGCTGAAAAGCTGGGAACGCAAGGAACAGCGTCCAACACAGCAATGAACGCTTGGAACAATCGTATGTTAATTGCCAGATAGGAGGATAAAATGGCTCAATGGCTTAATGAGTTTAAAATTCTAAAGGATAGTTATAAGGAAGATTTACCAGATTTTCTTTTAAGGTCTAATATGGATGTTGGACCGGCTAAAATACGCAGAAGAACAGTTGCGACTCCTTATAAAATAACGTTTTCAATGCTTTTAACGACAGATGTTTTTCAAACGTTTAAAATGTTTTACAAGACAAACGGTGCTTTGGTTTTTGATTTCAACGATCCGATGACAGGTGAACCGTTGAAGGCTCGTTTTGACCAAGTGCCAAGTATGACAATGAATGAAACACTTTGTTCTGTTTCTGTTGTTTTGGAGATTATGCCATGAGTAGGTCGGTAAGCGAAAATTTCAAACAAGTCGCGTTTGCTCAAGAAACAGATGTCGCAATTATCACTCTTTTAACAATGGTTGTTGGTGATACGGTTATAAGGGTTTGTGATACACCAGTTGAAAAGTTTAACGAACTGGGTGAAAACGTTTACGGTGTAACAAGTAAAGGTTATCAGTTTTTATTTTTACCTTTCAACATTCAACTTCCGCAAGATGACAAAACCGGAGCTGTTACGGCAAAGTTGGAAATTGACAATGTGAACAGAGAAATCGTCCAAGCAGCAAGAGAAACGAAGGAAGCGATTAAAGTTTCTATACAGGTTATTTGTTCAAACGCCTTGGACGATGTTGAACTAGAGTATAACGATTTCAAACTGACAAATGTTCGGTATAATGGTTTTACGGTTTCGGGTAATTTATCTGTGGATTATTTAGGTTTAGAGCCGTTTCCGAAAGGTCGGTTTACACCATCTGGTTTTCCGGGGTTATTCTAATGAACATATGGACGAATGAATATATTAAAATACCTTTTAAAGAATGTGGTCGAGATGAAAACGGTTGCGACTGTTGGGGTTTAGCTCGTCTTATTTATAGAGACAAGTTAGGTATTGAGTTACCTGAGTTGTTAGGTTATGCGGACACGAATGAAAGAAAAACTATAACAGACCTGTACGAAAAAGAACATGTCCGATGGAAAGAAATACCTTTGGGTGAAGAAAAAGAGTTCGATATAATTATTTTTAGAACTTTAGGTCTTCCAACGCATGTAGGTGTTGCAATCGGTGGTGGTTTTATGATACACTGTGAAAGAAGTATCGGAACGGTTATCAGCAACTATAAACGAGAGATGCTTTGGAAAAAACGAATTGTGGGAGTTTATAGATATGAAAGTTCAAAAATCATTACTACCGTTTAGCAATGTTTTTACAACCGTAGATGTTGAAGATTGTAAAACCGTTCAAGATGTTGTCAATAAAACAATCCCTTTTAATTTTAAAGATTGTAAACTGCTTGTAACGCTTAACAACGAACTTTTACATGAGAAAGATTGGAATAAATCCATCCGAGAAAAAGACATTATCGGGTTGAACTTTGTTCCGGCAGGTGGTAAAGGTGGTAAAATTGCCGCTCAGGTAATTGTTACCATTATTGCTGTAGCAGCAACCATTTATACAGGTGGTATGGCCGCCGCGGCGTTTAAAGCGGGTTCTTATTGGGCGGCAGCCGCGTGGTCAACAGCAACCGTTGCGGTATCAATGACAGCGGCGTTGCTAAACGCTACGCTTTTTGCTTTACCGACGCAGAAAAGAGGAACGAGAACAGGTGATAAGGAAGATAACGTTTATTCCATTTCAGGTGCAAGAAATGAAATTGATAAATATGGAGTAGTCCCTATAAATTTAGGAACGAATCGTATGTTTCCAAAACAAGCCGCCCTTCCTTATACGGAAACTTACAACAATGATCAGTATGTTCGTCAAGTTTTCACATGGGGTTATGGGACAGTTGAGTTGTCCGATATTAAACTGGGTGATACTGATATTAACGATTATAAAGATTGGGAAGTAAATCACGTTCTCGATGGTGGTTTAAATTACGGTATTCCGCTTTATTCTAATGACGTTTATCAGGAAGATTTAAGCATTAAACTCACTAATAAAGAAGGTTCTGTTTTGAGAACTTCTCAGTCGAATGCAAATGAAATAATTGTGGATATTGTTTTCAACGCTCTTGTAATGTATGATAATCAGGGCAACAGAAACAACGCCGGCGTTCAAATTAAAATTGAAATAAAACCAACGGAAGGTAATGAGTGGAAACGATGTGGTGATGCTAAGATAATAGGTGCAACGTCTCAACCTTTACGCAGGTCCGTAAGAATTAAGTTGTATGAACAACCCGGTCAATATGATGTTCGTTTAACACGTTTAACGAAGGATAACACCGACAACGACAGATTGCTCGATGAGTGTTATTGGGCTGCTTTAAGGTCTGTAACTTATGTCAACCCGATTAACTTCCCACATATATCAGGAACGGCTTTAAGAATGAAAGCCACAGACCAGTTGAACGGTGCTGTTGACACGTTGAACGCCGTTGTATCAACGAAAGTTTTGTCTTATGATCCAGATAAAGACACATGGATTTTTAAATCAAGTTCAAATCCGGCTGATATTTTCCGTCATGTTTTACAATCCCCTGCTTTTGCCAAGGCTTTGACAGATGATAAAATAGATTTGGAAAAATTGAAAGAATGGTGGGTTTACTGTCGCGATAACAATTTAACCTATAACAAAATTGTTGATAGTGAAACAAGCGTTGATGAAGTTTTGAACGACGTTTGCGCCGCAGGTATGGCAACGTTGTCCAAAGTTGATAACATTTATAGTGTTATTATCGATAACGAACGCCCGTTTATCAAAGGTTTAATAACGCCTAGAAACAGTTGGGATTACGAAGGAAGCATTAACTATCCGGAACTTCCACACGCTTTACGGATTGAGTTTAGAAACGCTGAAAAAGGTTATGAGACTGATGAACGTATTGTTTACATGAACGGATATAATAAAAACAATGCTACACTTTATGAACGTTTGCAATTTGACAGTTGCACAAATGCCGATTTAGCCTATTGGTACGGTCGTCGTTATTTTGCAACGGCTCTTTTACAGCCTGAAACACACAGTTTTAAAATGGATTTTGAGAACTTAACCTTTAATCGTGGTGATAGAATTACTCTTGTAAACGATGTAATTCTTGTCGGTGTCGGTCAAGGTCGTATAAAAGCCTTAATTTACAACGAGTCGGGCGATGTTGAAGGTTTTGAAATTGACGATGAAGTTATCATACCGAACACCAATGTTTTCGGGGTGCGAATCCGCGATAACAGCGGGTCGGGTTTTACATATTATCTTTTGGAATCTTCGGTTGGTGTTACAAAAACATTCACATTCGCCGAACCTTTAACTGTTGAAAACGCTCCGAGCGTTGGAAGTCTTTGTGCTTTTGTTGAGGATGGTAAAGAGTTGGATTTAATTGTAACAGGTATTAAACCCGGTTCAAACCATTCGGCCACGATTACAGCTGTTGATTATGCTCCGGCACGTTTTAATCCGATTGGAACAATTCCCGCTTTTGAGAGCAACATAACATCTACTTGGGATAGAGTTGTTCCAAAATCCCCTGTTTTGGGCGGAAATATAAATTCAGACATTACGGCTGTTTTGAAAAACTCGGACGGCACATATACGTCCACGATGATAATACCTTTGGTAAATAAAAACAGTTTTTCTGTGGAAGTAACGGTAAAATGTCGTAATTTAGGTGCTACAGAATGGTTTTCACCTCGTTATGTCAAGAGAGATGCGGAAGAAGTTATTTTAACAGGTTTGCAAGACGGTGTTACTTACGATATGCGAGTGTATTACAGCCGTTTAGATGGTATGCAACAAACTTCTTTACCTTTAGAATTAAACGGCGTTCGGTTTATAGGTGGCTCAGAACCGCCGGCAGATGTTTCAGATTTCAAAGTGTCTGTAATGAACGGTATTGGACTGTTTGAATGGGCTGCCAATGAAGATTTTGATTTATCGCATTATATCATGAAGTTCAATGATAACAAGGACAATGTTTCTTGGAATACATCTCAACTGGTATATGATAAACTTTTTGGAACAACTGTCAGCTTGCCTATACATAAAGGAACATATTTGATAAAAGCGGTGGATTATTTTGGAAACGAAAGCGCTAATGCCGTAACTATTGTTTCCAACGATGAAGGTGCTTTTAACAACGTTGTGGAAAGATTAACACAAGAACCTGAGTGGGAAGGTGTTAAAGAAAACATTAAGGTTGTTAACGGGAACATTAGATTGTCCGATGGCGCAATGTCCGGATATTATTATCTAACACCGGAAACGTTTGATTTAGGCGACGTTTATACTTCTTTGTTGCTTTCGGAAATGAACTTAGGTGTTGTAAGTCGGACAGGTGAATCGAGACTTGTTCGTTCAATTACAACGATTCGCGGTGTTAAGTTCATCCGAAGCACAGATGAGGAAGAAGATACCATTTACAAAGTTTCTTTGGAAATGAACATTTCCGAGGACGGTGTGAATTGGTCAGGTTGGAAAACGTTTAGGGCTTCACAACATACATTCCGTTATGCGAAGTTTAGAGTGTATTTAGAAACGGAAAGTTTGACGGCAACACCGGAAATTGCAAACCTGTCCGTACTTATAGATATGCCGGATCGTTATGAAAGCGGTGAAGACATCCAAATAACAAA